TGGAGCAATCCGAATTAACAGTCCAGTCATCGTGGGGGATCATAAATAACTCTTCTAAGTTTCAGCCCTATCAGTTTTTCAAGCATAAGTACTCTGCCATGAATTACATTAGCGTTGGTTCTGGCGAAAACGCTAGGATGCTTCTTGCTGAAGATACGGTAGGCGATACAATAACATTTCAAACTGAATCAACCTCATCTCCAGAGGTTGTTGAGAATTTCAATGTCCCAATGTGGGGTGTTCATGAGTTAAGATTTGTTACTCAAAGGAGTAGCAACTTCTCAAGAACAAGGCTTTATAACAACGGTGGCAGTGCAACATTAAAGATTATGCAGGGCTATGGTACTGTATTTACCCCATATGGCGGTACAGATGGGAACTGGGTAATAGAATGGTCGGATGGTTATAAAACGACTGATCTTAGCCCGTACAGAGTGCATCATGGGCGTTATGAGGACGCTAAGCAAAACATACTGTATCGACTTATAGGTAGCACTAGCTGGTCAGGTGAGCGTAGCGGGATGACTCTGTTTGATATTGATGCGGGTGAATATGTCATCGGTAGCGGATCAGAGCAAATGGTTATACCGTCTGATGTTGCTGTAGATGAGATTGTAAATACCTCTGGCGGTGGAAAGCTCACGTGGAATAATCTTTTGTTTGAAGGTCAGGCAAGTAGTGGCACGCGGAATTTCAACTTAAATTCTCCCGCTGGAACTCTAATTGCAAACGTCTCAACTCCTAATATAACTGGCGGCGGTAATCAGGCAGAGCCTAATGCATCGTTTAGATTTGTTTCTTTTATTGGTCAAGATCCCGCTTTCAATTCTGGTATGAATCACAGTATTATTACTAAAGATGCTGCTAAAACGCTGGGGCAGATATGGTTTATGCCTCACGCGATAGCGCCTAATGGCGAGGTTTTATCTGGCAGCTTTGATGACTTGCTGTATGGCAGTGATAGGCTTTACATAACGCAGGTAGGCACAAAGGTTGCGACTCAATCAGATGTTATTAGCGGCTGCGGTATAGTTACAAATTTAACTATAAAGGGTTGGCTTACCGGTGAGTTTGCTTTTGAGTATAAGTTGTGGGAAGTGGGAACTACAGAACCTGCTACATACCAAACATTAACGGAAGCAAATGTTCAGGCTAGTCAAGCGGGTTACACTACAGCTACAAAATGGAACTTTAAGTACACGGTAGAGAAAATATCCGGCGCTGCTAACAGTGGGTATATTCAGGGCATCTATTTTGATTGCCCAGTTGATCCTTTATTTAAGTGGGAGCCGGAGGGGGCGCAAATACTGGTCGCGCATCCTGGCATATGGGATGGTTCTGGTGCGCTTCTTCTTAATGAGACTCAAGGCGGCTCATTTATTGGTTTTCAGTCCGTAAGCGGGGGAGTGGGAGCTTCTTTTTCTTTAAGAGAGGGGGTAGATTATGAGATTGGAGATACTCTCGATTTTAGGGCTGGGTATCAAAGTGGATTTGCGGCAGCGGAAAAATTAAGAATTTTGTTTGTTGCGGGAGAATCCGATATTCAGCTAGTTGAGCCGCAGGTTTTGAACCCGTATTACCCTGATCTTCAAATTGACGGGGCAACACAAGATTCTGCTAATGGCGGTGAGCTTTCAGTCGTTGGGGGGCAAGTAAAAATCGCCATAGATGATGCGGATGGCCGTTATGACGAAAGAGGTATAGCTGCATGGACATACTACCTTATGAATTCGCAGATAGGGTTGCAGTATTATTTCTTTGTTGGTGATTTGGTTTCGATAGCTGAATTTAGTTTGAAGTCAAATGTCCCTTTGGATAATATCGGCACAACGCAGATACTTTTCTCAAACCCGACTAGAGAGTCGGCGCAGCAGTATTTTCAAATAGTGCCGGTAGATAATACTTTCAATTTTGTTTTATACCCCTCTACAAGCGGATTAGGTATAACGAAGCAGCCAGTAAAGCCTATTTATATCGCTACTCCCGACTCTGTTTTTACAGAAGATGACAGGGTGACTCTAGAGTCTAGGTCGTCCAGTCTAGAGGTTCAAGCTATACCGACAAACCCATTGCTTGATGACGATGCTAGGCTAGATTCATATTCTACGTTCGATCCCTCTGTAGATGCGGTAGAGGGTAGCGAGACTTACGACGAGGCGTTAAGACTGATTAGGGCGGAGGCCGCTGGCAAAGTCACAGTGACGGGTAGCGATGTCGCATTCAGGGATGCGCAAGACACTAAAGATAGAATAGTCGCAAATACGGACGAAGATGGCCAAAGGCTTACGGTTACGGTTGATGGCAGCTAATGAGCTATTACGGTTCAGGCTATTACGGCTCACAGTATTACGGATCAGGGTATTACGGGCGAAGGGTATCGACCCCAGCTATAAGGTCATTCAATATTGTCATGGGCGAACGTCCTGAGATACAGTTATCGGACAGGGGCGTGATAAAGTTGGCACAAAGGGATTCCGTGATTTTTGGACAAAGACAATCGTTATTTTTTAGCTTTAGGCCGGTAATTAAAATTTCTGATCGTATGGGGGTGGATATGTCCGAAAGGCAATGTTTATCGCTATTGGCAAAAGATGGTATAATGATCAACACTAAAGAATCGATTAAGTTGCCGGAAAGACAAGGTTTGACCGCTAACGACAAAGAAGATATATCGCTCGATGAGCGAAAAACGCTGGTGATAAACGATGGCTAAAGTAATTGAATGGAAAGACGGATTGGTGATGGAGGCACTAGATAGTGCTGATACCGCAAAGTACGAGATTAACCTTTCGTCATTTCTTGGCGCTGACGCTATAACCGCGGCAAGTGCAGCGGGTACAAGTATAACAATATCGAATACTAGCTTTTCTGGTCAGAATGTGACAATTTTGGTCACTTCTGGCATTATAAGCAAAAGGGCAAAGGTTCGATTCACTGTAAGCACAGCAATAGAGACTTTTAACCGATCATTTTACATACCAATTAAATCACTATAGCGGCTTAGGGTCGCAACTTTTAGTTCTTAGGGGGCTAGATGACCGCAGGAAGAAAAACGCTTTTTAAAGAACAGTATATAGATCAAGCCAGGAAGCTATGCTTAAAGGGTTTTATTGACGAAGAGATAGCAGACTTTTTCGGTATTGCCGTATCCACATTAAACCTATGGAAAGGCAAGCATCCTAGATTTATGGAGTCCCTAAAGGATGGCAAGCGATTTAGTGATGCCGAGGTTGAGAAATCATTATACGATAGAGCGCTAGGCTTTGAATATGAAGAAGTCAAGGAAGAGGCAGAGAAGGGCAGTATAACAAAGGTGACTACTACCAAGAAGCGCCATTTAGGTGATACCACAGCGCAGATATTTTGGTTGAAGAACAGGCAGCCAGATAAGTGGCGTGAGAAGTCTCACCAAGAAATAGACCTATCTGTTGACAAGCCTTTATCTGAAAGATTGAAAGATGGTTCGAAGGAGTAATCACGATCAGGCCAAGTGGTATATCGCTAACACTGAAAAGCTAAGCGATGAGCAAATAGCCGATGCCATGACTTATAAGTGGTTTCGGCTTAATACCATGTATTTCATCAAGGACAAGCATGGCAAGAAGTGCTTGTTTTCTCCGAACGAAGAGCAAGAAAAGTTCTACCTGGATCGGCATTATCGAAGTTTGATATTAAAGGCTAGGCAGCTTGGCTTTACTACGTTCGAAATGATATCCAACCTAGATAGTTGCTTATTTGTTAGCGACTTCTCTGCTGGCTGTATATGCCACAACCTTGACTCAGCTAAAGATATTTATCGCAACAAGATAAAGTACGCTTATCAAAATATAACTGATGATGTTAAGTATGTTCTTAATGCGGTGGGTTATGATCTTCCGCTTCCTCTAAGCGACAAAGATAATTCCTACGTTTTCTCAAACGGTTCATCGATAAAGGTTTCCACATCATACCGGGGCGGCACTCTTCAAAGTCTGCATATATCTGAGTTTGGTAATATCTGTAAAAAGTTTCCAGAAAAGTCTAAGGAGATTGTTACGGGTGCGTTTGAGGCAGTCGCTTCGGGTGGTAGGCTGACCATTGAATCTACCGCAGACGGCAAGTCTGGCTATTTTTACGACTATAGCACTCAATCAAAAAAAGATACTGATTCAGGTGTTGACCTATCACCTTTAGATTTTAAGTTTCATTTTTTCCCGTGGTGGACTAGAGCCGAGTATTCTGTTGATGGACGAATATCTAATGCGCTATATATTTATTTTGATGAACTAAAAGCAAAATACGGCATTTCTCTTTCGGGCGGTCAAAAGGCTTGGTATTCGGCTAAATGGAAAAACTTAGGCGATGACATGAAGCGCGAATACCCGTCTACGCCAGATGAGGCGTTTGAACAGTCTATCGAAGGTGCTTACTACTCCAAACAATTCGCTAAAATATACGAAGACAAGCGTATTGGAAATATGCCGGGTAATGATGCGCCAGTTCATACCGCGTGGGATTTGGGGGTGGGCGATTCTACTTCAATATGGTTTTACCAGAAAATAGGCAATATGATTCACGTCATAGATTTTTATGAAAACTCCGGCGAAGGTTTAAGGCATTATTTTAAAGTGCTAAAAGATAAAGGTTATCGATATGGCGAGCATTACGCACCGCATGATATCGCGCACAGAGAATTTGGCAGCGATGCTAAATCACGTATTGAGATTGCTCAAGACGGGTTAGAAATTGACGGCGAATTATACAAGATATATTTCAATAAATTAGACATAATGTCTATTGATGAGGGTATCGAGCTTGCACGTGAAATATTAGGCAGGTGTGCGTTTGATAGCGATAAGACCGAAGAAGGTGTAAAATGCCTAGAAAGCTACAGAAAAGAGTGGAACGACAAGCTCGGATGCTGGCGCGATAGACCTTTGCATGACTGGGCTTCACACGCTGCTGACGCATTCAGGTATCTAGCAATGGCGGAAAGCACTAACACTGAAATACTAACAGTACCTTTTAGGAATTTACGATGATTAGCAACCAAAAGCATATAGAATACTGCCAGCGATACAAGCGAGTGCGCGATGTCATAGATGGTCAGTTTAGGCTAAAGCAGGTTGACTTGTCGCGTATTGGTATAAAAAATCAATCTAGCCAAAACATTCTATTGAATTGCAACACTGGCTATTTGAGGCTAATTAACCCCTCGGATGTTAGCGATTATAATCGCAACAAGAATATAGGGATGATTAACGGTGCGGTACTGTTTAATGCGTCCGCAAGAACCTTATCGGGCTTGATGGGGCTACTGTTTCGCTCCGATCCGCGTTGGCCTGAGTTTGCAGGCGGGATGGATTACCTGCTAAAAGATGCTGACGGTGCCGGCTTGTCATTAGATCATCAGGCGCAGTTAGTCGCGTGGAATGTAACGCAGGTTGGTCGCCATGGCTTGCTTGCTGATATGCCTAGAAATGAATTGGGCGAGGCGGTTACATTAGATAGGGTTAAGCGTGGATATCGCGCAGGCATAAAGCAATACTCCGCTGAGAATATAGTGGACTATCACGAGTCAGTAGTTGATGGCGCAAAGGTACTTGATTTACTTATTTTGCGTGAGTACAAGACAGCTTGGAACGATAACAAGATAGATCGAACTGAAGAAGAGGTTTTCCGCGCTTACCGGCTTAATGATGGCTTTGTCACTGTGCAAATGTACGATAAAGGCATGACCGCAACAAGCGAAGAGATACCTATTATTGCTGGTGGCAGCGAATCGCTGGATAGAATCCCATTTGTATTTGTTGGATCGGTTAACAATAATCCAGATTACGACCCATTGCCACTTGAGGCTTTGGTGGATACGAATATCGGGCATTATCAAGAATCGGCTAATCTTCGTGTATCGTCTTGGGATACATCCGCCGCACAACCTTATATTGCTGACGATGGATATTTGCGTCATAAACGAAGCGATGAAGAAAAAGGTAAGGCTGTTGAGGTTGGCAGTGATATTGTGCATATCATGGGAACTGGTGGCGTTTGCGGTTTCGCCCAGCCATCACCTAATAGTTTATCCTCTGATCTAATGGCTAAGGATGAGCAGCGCATGGTCGCATTAGGCGCACAGTTAATCACTGCCAGCGGTCAAGCCGAAACGGCAGAGGCGGTACGCATTAAGCATGGTTCAGATATATCAGTGCTAGAATCGATATCTATTAACGTGGCAGACGCTTACATGAAAATGTTTGAGTATTGCCATAAGCTAATGGGCATTGCCTATGATGACTTGGCTACTGCTTTAAACCGTGAGTTCTTTGATTCTAAGCTAACAGCTCAAGAGGTGACTGCTATCGTAGGTGCATGGCAAGCTGGCGCAATATCAGAAATGGAAAAGAGTATCGCTTTGCAAAAAGGCAAAATCATCGACGCTGAAACTGATCTTGATGAAATGCATGAGCAGATACAGGATGAGCAAGTGCCAGCGCCACAATTTGATGAGGTGATACCATCGACTGCTACTATAACGAACGACGAACAGTAATTTATTTCTACTCACTCATAACGGGTGAGGTTATTGATTCATTTACGGTGCATTAAATACGGACGGTTATGATATGGGCGAAATAATAGATTTTCATAGAAATGATGGCTTTGATGTCGAATACATTATGGATGACGAGGGTAATATTGAAGCAGTGACGCACCCGCTATGGCCTTTCAGGATTCAGCGTAAAGGTGACGTTATAGCGTTTGCGGATGAAGAAACTGAAAGCGCTTTTGGCGAGTTGAGTGCTGATATATTTAATACACTGCTTACTTGCTGGCTGCTTATTGATGACCCTAAGTCGTTGGATGATGCAACCCTAAGTAACATTGTGGTCATTGATGGAAGCCAAGGAGAAAAAAACTTTACGCAGTCAACTGACGATCAGGGCAGAATAGTTCTGGAAATCAGTAATACCTAAAACATCGGACGGATATTATTATGAGTGATGATTTAAAGCTTCTTCTTGATGAGATACATGATGCTATAGAGTCAAGGCGGAAGCGTCTCAGATCGAATTTAATCCCTGCTGCTGATACTGAGATTGCAGCCATAAATAATGGAGCTATTAATGACGCTATAGCTGAGGGGAAATATATTTCCGCCGTTGTAACTTCTGCTTTTGAAAAGAGGCTTTTCCCCTCAAATAAAGATAATGCCTAAAACATCCGACGAGCTAGCATCAATAAGTGTACGCAATCAAGTATTGCTTGAGCGATTAAAGACGGGCGAGCATAAAAAGTTCGCGCCGTTCTTAAAGCGTATCGAGCGTGAGGTGCGTAACCGCATTGGCGATGAAGGCGATACGATAACGACTAAGAAGCGACTTAACGCATTGCTAACGGATGTTCAGCGCATACAGAAGGATATTTACGACGAATATGTAGCGCAGCTTAACGGTGATCTAGGTGCTATTGCTATTTCTCAGTCAGAAATGGAGGCGAAGGCGTACAATACGGTCGTGGCTAACTATAGCGCTACAGTTCCCGCCGCTGAGCAAGTTTTAGCATCTGTTCGGCTCAATCCACTACAAATAAAAGATTACGCTGGCGACCCTTTAATTGAGCCGTACATGCGTGACTGGTCGCGTAAAGAAACTGCTCGGGTAACCTCTGCGATACAGCAAGGCTTTTATCAAGGCCAAACTAACGCAGAGATAGTTAGATCGATACGAGGCACCAAGGCACTTAACTATCGCGATGGCGTTTTAGATATCAGCAACCGTTCAGCGTTTACAATTGTTCGGACATCAGTGCAGCACGCGGCAAGCCAAGCAAGACAGGCGACGATGAAAGCTAATAGTGATTTAGTCAAAGGTTATGAGTGGGTAAGTACGCTAGATAGCAGAACTAGCCAAATTTGCCAATCCCTATCTGGGCGCAGGTTTGATATTGGAGAAGGACCACTCCCGCCGATTCATCCTAATTGCCGTAGCGTAGTAACAAGCGTACTAAGCGAAGAGTTTGACTTCCTTGACGAAGGCGCAACACGGGCATCCAAAGGCGCTGAAGGTGGTAAGCAGGTAGACGCAAGCCTTGGTTATTATGATTGGCTTAAAAGGCAGCCTGTATCATTCCAGAATGCAGCCATAGGGCAGACACGCGCCACGCTATTACGCAATGGCGGGTTAAGCTCTACGGAGTTCGCTAAATTGTCGCTGGGTAAGAACTTCAATCCTCTGACTTTAGCTGAAATGGAGAAGCTAGCGCCGAGCGTATTTAGCAGAGCTGGGCTTTAATTAGTCACAATGTGACATTATTTGTCATTATCTGTTTTTATGGTAAAATCAAAGAAAATTAACGGACAGGAATAAATGATGGTATTCGATGACTTAGGTTTAGATGATGAAATGCTTGCTAAAGTACAGGCGGCACATGATGCGGATGTTAAAGGCTTAAAGGCTAAAAACTCTGATCTGATTGAACAGAACAAGGCGGTTAAAGCCGATTCTGAAAAAGCCGCTCTTGAAGCTGCGCAAATTGCAGAAGATGCAAAGGTCGCTCTAGCTGAAAAAGAGGGCAACATCGAGCAGTACAAGGCTGCCGTTGCTGAACGTGACGAAAAGATGAAGTCTATCGAGCAAGAATTTATCGAAAAAGACAAGGCGCGTGTATTGGATATGGCTGTAACACAGTTCATTTCTGACAAGGTCGATAAAGACCCTGCAGCACGCAAATACATGGAATCAGTTTACCGCGATCAATTGGATGTGGTTAATGGTGAGTTGGTATCCAAAGACGTGACTAAAAGCGTTAAAGAAATTACCGAGGCAATCGTTCAGGACGATGCTTATTCACGATACATCGTTTCTGATGTAGGTAGCGGAGCTGGCGCGGCTGGCTCTAATAGTAATGATGCTCCGTCAGGCGGTAGTCATCGATCCGACAAAATGCAAGAAGCAAAAAACAATAAAGACTTAGGTGGCTTTCTTGATGCTGCTCTTGCACCTTCAAATTAAATAAGGAGTAGTCGTAATGGCTAACGAAATCACTAGCGGCTTATTGGCTGCTGCTTTAACCGAAGATGTAATTAATGGCGCATTCGATATTGTGCGATCAAACCGAACAGGTATTTTAGCTGTTGTTGGCTTTGGTGGTTCACTTGATGCTACTGAAGGATACAAAACCAGCTGGCTAGACACGAAAGTTGATGCTATTAGCTCACCAATGACTGCGGCGGCTCTCGCTGCGGCGACAACTTTGCCTGTAGCTGATGGCTCAAAGTTCCGTGCTGGTATGCTTGTTTCTGCGGCTGGCTCTGATGAGGTAATTGTTGTTACCGCTGTATCTGGTAATAATCTAACCGTCGTTCGCGGCTTTGGTGGCACTACCGCTGCCGATATTGCGGACACCACTGTAATCACTATTGATTCGGTTGGTCGCGAAGAAAACTCGCTTGCTGAAAACGATGGTATTTACCAGCCAGAAGTAGTCGAAAACTATTTTCAGACTATGGATACCGCTATCGAAATGTCACGCCGTGCATTAGCAACCATGCAGCATGGCAATACTAATGACTTGCGCTTTCAGCTTGATTTGCGTTTGGCTCAACTGGCTACACAAATGGATCGTGCGTTAGTTCGTGGTCGCAAGGCTGTACAAGCTATTGGCGGTAAGGATCATAGTTATACTGGCGGCTTACGTTATTACTTGGATCAGTCTGGCGCAATCAATACTAACCATGCTGCTGCGGCACTTACTCTTGATGCAATCTCGGACTTAAACGCTGAGATCGTGACTCGTGGTGGTACTGCAGACACTATCGCAGTAGGCGTAGCTAAGGCTCGTGTACTTAATGGCTTGGTGTCTGCCAACTATTCTAGTCAGCGACTATCTGACTGGTCTAATGATGAGGGTGCAGTAAATCGTTTACCTTCTGATTTGCCTTTAGTGGGTAACGTAACAAACATTGTCATTGACACCAACCTTGATGATAGCGAGTTGATTGTATTTGATTCTTCTAAAGTTAGCGTGAAGTCTATGGCAGCGGGTAACGCTAATGCTGGTGGTGAGTGGCGTACAGTTGACGCTACGGCTAACGGTCAAGATGGTCAGCGCGTCCGTGTGCTGGGTGACTTCACTATGGAAGTGCGCCAATCTAAGACTCACATGGCTCGCTTAAATAACATTGCGTAGAGGTTGTTATGATAAAAGTAACAAAAGAAACGCAGATTAGTGTCGGTGGATCAATCGTTAACTATTCTAAGGGTGAGTATAAAAACTTACCCGAAGAGGCAGTTGATAAGCTAACTAAAATCGGTGTTATTGAAATTAAAAAAGCGCCTAAAAAATCAGGCTAAAGACATGGGGCTGAAATGCCCCATTTACTCATTTAGGTGAAAAGGCAATGCTAGTAGTCGAAGATGGTACAGGGTTGGCGAATGCTGACTCATATCAAACGCTTGAGGACGCAAGGCTTAACGCAAATGCTTTAGGTCTTAATCTCCCTGCTGGCGAAGAAGCTGCAGAGGCGGCTTTGCGTAATGGCGCACGCTACGTGAATCGATACGAGTCGAGCTTTACTGGCTATCGTACTGTCGATACTCAGGCGCTATCTTTTCCCCGCACAAACTCTATTAGAAGCTTCGGTACTAATTGCATTGATGTTGCTAGCGATGCAATACCGAACGAGCTAATCATGGCTCAGATGTTTGCGGCTGTTGAATATGGCAAAGGAACTAATGTGATGCCTGTTGATGATGGCCTGTCTGTGCAATTAAAAGAAGTCGTAGGAGCCGTTAAAAAGCAATTCTTTGATAACGGCAAGACCGGCAAGGGCATCGTAATAACGCAAGCTATTGACGCATTAAAGCCATTGATGGGCGCATCTAGTGGCGGTTTATCATTTCGCACAGTGAGGCGATAGCATGGCTTTAAGTACAAACGACCTACTTTCTCTTATTGTTAACACTATTGTTACGAATGGTAATAATGCGCTTACTGCTGCTAATTTTCGATCTATTCAGGAGCAGTTAGCAGATTCGGCATTCAATAAAATTGATGATGTCGCGTTAAATAACTTCACTGTAAATAATAATAGCGGCGCATTAACCACGGCTATCGCTGCTGGCTCTAGCGTCAATTTAAACTCGTTATTTTTAGAGGCTAACGAAACTGTTATTGGTGATGCGCCTACATTTAAAAATATTCTGGACGTAGATCAGGCGACATTTACAGATGAGGCGAATGACAAATTCCTTTTTCCGTCTAATCTGAATACATTTAGCAATAGCTATTCAAATTACATCGCTAGAGTGACTATTAAGATAGATCATCCTGTAATAGCAAACAATGAACAGACGTCTGTACGCATTCAGATTAGGAGAGAGCTGGACGACTCTGTAGTTTCTTCGCTTGAGTGGCATGTAACAGATAGAAGCGCTAGGACTGATTACCAATTCACATACAATTTCGATACTTATGTGGGTGATGAGGCCGACCCGTATGTAGTTGACGGAATGTACTTTCATATCGAAAACGATGCTGATTCCGATACGTCAATCACTTTGAAAGAGTGCGATATTCGGATATTTAAAATATGAGCTTCGCTAAAGAAATGCAAGAGGTCGCGGAAGAGCTTTTGACCGAGTTTGACGAGCGTGAAAATAAAATGATCTTGCGTGTTGCCGGTGAAAGTTATTTCGACGCTAGCTTGGCTGAAACAGTTATTGGTGAGAATCAAGAGTATGAGCTAACAGGTGTTGCTACGAATTATAGCGAGGGATTGATTAACGGAACAACGATACAGAGTGGCGATATTCAGTTGTCTGTATTGTGCGAAGTTGAGCCAACGCAAGCAAATAAGGTAGTTATCGATGGCGTTGAATCGTCTATCGTGGCGGTTAATCCAGTCGCTTATACGGGCAAAGATAAGACGATCATGTACAAAATACAGGTTCGTCGATAATGTTTGGTAAAGAGGTAGAGTCATTCGCTTTGCAGTTTGAAGAAGCTACTGAAAAGACGGTTCGCGGCACGACTATCAAGCTATGGAATGCTATTACATTATCTAGCCCAGTAGATCAAGGCCGCTTTAGGGCTAATTGGTTTGCTAGCTACGGCGACACGTCAAAAGTAACTAATGACACTGATAAGTCGGGGCAAAAAACAATTTCAAGAAATGAAAGTGACGTTCTAGGGCAGGCTGATTATAGCCAGTTTACGCTAACTAACAATCTGCCGTATTCCGAAAGGCTTGAGTACGGCTATTCAGATCAAGCGCCCAATGGCATGGTCAGAACAAACGTAAAACGGTTTAATCGGCTGATTGAGCAAGAAGCAAAGAAGAATATGCCAAAATGATATTTGAAGACTTACAAAAGGTTTTTAATCTTGCGCTTTATAATTTTGGCGAAGCAAATGGTATTTTGACGTGTTTTGAAAATGTCGATTGCCCAACTGACACGAGCATCCCGTTTTTGTCAGGCTTTTTGCTGTTATCGCCAACCGAGCAGGCAGATTTAGGAATAACTGAGTTTAGGCAGGGTATCTACCAGGTAGATATAAATTACGCGTCACACTTAGGGAGTGCGCCACTAAACAAAATGGCGGACCTATTAAATCAAACGATTTATGCGGGTAAGCACTTAACGCGCAATAATATCTGCGCTGGAGTGGAGTCTGTAGACCTATCGCCGCTTATTGTAGATGGTGGGTGGGCTAAAAAGTCTCTGTCAATAAATTTTAATGCGTACACCGCGAGGATTACATCATGACAACCCCATTTAGTGGATCAAATACAGAAAATTGGTATGTAGTAGAAACAACAGCAGGAGAAACCCCTGCTTCACCGGTATGGACAAAGCTACGCAACACTGGCGGCATTCCTGCATTAACTAAAGATACACTTATTTCAAATGAGCTTAATGGATCGCGAGAAATAACAAGTGTTCGCACAGGTGGTAAGCAAGTATCGGGTGAGTTCCCTGTTGAGCTTTCACAATCAAGTCAAGACGAGCTAATCGCCAACGCAATGACCTCGCAGTGGGTTTCTGGCGTTACTGGCGCAGCATTAGACATTACTGTCGATGAAGCCGCGAAAACATTTACTCGCGCCGCTGGCGACTTTGTTTCTGATGGCGTTGTGGTTGGCGACCTTGTTTATTTTGCTGATTTAACTGGAAATAACGCCAAGCCATTCATCGCGACTACGGTAACATCGACGGTAATTACTGGCGCAGGTATCACGGTGACGCTTACTGATGAAACGGTTTCTACCGACTATGCCACGGCTGACAAGATTGGTACAGGCTCGTTATGTAAATCAATTTCAATTATGACTTGGTTTAAGGGCAAGTGCGGTACTGCTGATAAATATTTAATTACTCGTGGCTTAGAGTTCACGGGTTTTAGTTATGAAATCGCTGTAAATGCTCAAGTGACTGGATCATTCCCATTTATTGCCAGAAGCCAAGAAGTTATTGCATCCCCCCCTGCTGGATCAACATATAACGCCGATAGCACGACTATTCCGTATAGTGGTGTAGATGGTAAGATTTTGGTCGAAAATGCTGTGCAGGCTTTATTTACTAGCGCAACGATCACGAATGACAATGCTGCATCCGCTCAATTTGAATTAGGTAGTGATAGCACGTCATTTATTGAGCGTGGCAATGCGACTAATACAATCAGTGTTAGTGCATTCATGGCAGATACCGTATTGCTAGAGCGCTTTATTAATGAGACAGAGACGGGTTTTACCTCGATTCTAAGTGGTGTTGATGGCGCTATGTCGTTCAGCTTGCCTAACGCGTTTATCACGGCTGCAACACCAGAAATCGGTGGCGCTACTTCGATCACTCAAACGGTTGAAGCTACAGGAACAGGCAATAGTAACGAATCATCTATTATCGTGCAGCGTCTTACCTACTAAGTTTATGGGGCTAGCCTTTGTGCCTTTGTGGAGCCGTCCGTCTCCATAGCCCCACCCTTTATAACGGATAACTAACGGATAACTATCATGGCTAAAAAAACAGAGTATTCACTAGAAGATTTTTACTCAAAAACAAAACAAGAAGCTGGCGCAAAAATGCCACTTAAAATTGGCGATAAAGACACTGGCCATTATTTTATAGTTAAGGGTTTGTCGTCAAGAAGCATTGCACAAGAAAAGCTGGACTGGCAGGTCGCGTATGCAAGAGTTCTAGAGCAATCAGAAAAGATTGAGGATAAGGTTGAGCGCAATATCTTTATCGCTAGCGAAAAACAAAAGCTAAACGATAAATTGGCTTGCTTGCTTGTTTCAGGTTGGTCTTTTTCGCAAGAGTGCACTCATGATGAAAAAACCAAACTTTTTGACGAGAATGAAGACCTATCCGAAATGGTGATACAGTTTGCGGCTGATTCGGATGCGTACTTAGCAAAAAAGTAGAGTCGCTGCTTGATTATGCCGAAGCTACCTACTCAGGGATGAGGAAAAGCAAGCATGGCGGCACAGAGAGCGATCACGAGAAAGCTTTGCGAGAAATGGGTGCAGATATACCAGAAAAGAAATCTACTCTTCCGGAGGCCGTTATTTACCTCTGGGAAATACATCAGGACTTGAGCATACCGGCTACTGATGGGCTATCTATGGATTCGATTATCAATTACACAAAGCACATCGGTATTAATTTAGGTAGAATGGAGATTAAGGCAGTTAGTATGCTTGATTTGATATTCAGAAGGTATATACATGGCAACGGCTAAACTTCAGGCAGTAGTTACTACAAAAGGCGTAAATAAAGCTAATAGCGAATTGAACAAATTCACTAAAAGCGCAAATGATGCTGAGAGCCAGACAAAAAAAACAGGCAAAAGTGTTTCTGGTCTTAAAGCACCATTTTTATCGGCAGTTTCTTTTGTTGGAAAGGCCGCTGCTGCTGCTACTGCATTTGCAGCCGCTGGTATAGCTGTAGTTGTTTCAGCATCAAAAGCAAACAGGGAGATTGAAATACTCGCGAGACAAGCGAGAACAACCGCGTCTGACTTTCAGGCGACAGCATTCGCTACCGGGCAGTTTGGTATAACAGCCGAGCAATTTGCCGATATATCAAAAGACGTAGCTGACAAAGTAGGTGAGTTTGCTACAGCTGGAACTGGCGCGTTTCAAGACTACGCTGATGTTTTAGGCCTTACAAAAGAAGAGGCAATAAAAACAGCTACAGAGTTTCAGGGGCTTTCGTCTAGTGAGGTTATAGGTCGGGTCGTTAGCGGTCTGGAGTCAGTAAATGCAACATCAAATAAAACAACTTTTGCTCTTGAATCATTAGGCAATGATTTGTCGCGGCTTGCACCCCTGTATGCTAACAATTCTGCCGAGCTTAAAAAGCTGGAGGACAGGTATAAAAATGTTAACTCGCAGCTTGCTCTTACTTCTGGACAATCGAAAGCGCTTGATGAGGTGGCCGCGTCAGGGACTTTATTAGCTAGCAGCCTAGGTAACGCGGGAAAACTTATCAGCTCTGCCGTAGCGCCAATACTCGACAGTTTTTTTAACTCTGTAATATCAATAGTGCCTAAAGCTACCCAGGTAATAGTTGATTTTATTAACACGTTTAAAGACATTGAAAACATAAATTCAATAAAAAGCTTAACCCTTCAAACCAACTTAGCTATTGGCGAGGTTAGCAAACTAAGAGATGTCTATATTCAGGTTGAAAAAAATATTACAACACTTCAATCACAGGGAATAGTAGGGGAAAGTATAATACAGCAAGAAAGAGATAGGCTTAATGCTGTAAGGTCTGAAATTGAGGCTCAAAACAAAATTATTGATAGCTTGCAAAAAAGAAAAAAAGCTATTGAAGATGAAAACAAAATATCCTCACCACCATCTATTTCTGGCGGAAAAATTGGCGGAGTTAATGGGGATATACCTACAGGTGACAATAAAGAAAAACTAAAAGCTGAAATTGAAAATATAATATCTCTTAATGATACAGCGTTGCAAAAGATAGATTCTTCCGAGTCAGAAAGAAAGGCTAAAGTTAAGCAAGCGTTATCACAAGGGTTGATTGATAAGATAACAGCTTTAGATGCGGAGATAGCAGCGGAAGTAAACGCAGAAGCGCAAAGGATGGAAATACGCCAGCGTAGCGAAGATCAAAGAATAAGGAATAAGGAAGCAGCGCAGCAGCAACTAGAGCAGTTCATACAGTTAAACAACACTGAGCTTGAAGAGGTTGACCGTGTTGAGAGTGAAAGACTAGCAAAGCTTCGCGGATATAAAGACGAAAAACTAATAATTGACTCTGAATATCAGTTAGCCAAGAAAGAAATAGAGCTTGCGGCTGAAATGGAGCGTGAAGAATTAAGGCAGGTTAATTTTGACAAGCAAAAAGCGCGATATGAAGAAGAAAACGCCCTCGCCATACAGCTAGGTAAAACATTCTCTAAAGATGTTTCTGGCGGTCTTGTTGATGCGGCACTTGCTGGCGAGAGCATGTCCGATGTGCTTTTAACGGGTATTCGTGATGTTGCTGCTGGCGTGATAAAAGCTAGTTTAGAGACATTTATTCAGCAAAAGATCGTTGATAAGCTGATGACTGGCTTCTTCGTTGCCTCTAAAGTTGCTGAAACTACAGCGACAACCGCGCAAGCTGCTCAGAATGCGTTTGCTGCAACTGCCGCCATACCAATAGTTGGCCCCGCACTCGCTCCCGCCGCCGCTGCTGCTGCTGGGGCTACCGCTGCAAGTCTTGGCGCTGCGGTTATATCTGCGGCTTCTGCGCGTGAGCAGGGTGGTATGCTTGCAAGCGGTCAAACGTCTACCGTAGCAGAGCGTGGGCTTGAGATACTTACGCCTGCTAATGCTAGCCGTGTGCGTACAGCTAACGACATGAAGAACATAATGGGCGAGAGTAATTCATCACCCAATGTTAATATCGTCGTTATTGACCAATCAGAAGGCGGCAAAGAGTACGATCAAAGCACGGACGATGAGGGGCGTATTGTGCTGCTTATTAGAAATACAGTTTCCGGTGACTTGTCACAGTCAAACAGCCAGATATCTAAGTCATTAAGCGGCAATACTACCGCACAGAGGAGGCGTGCATAATGGGCGATAAATGGTTTCCCACTGGCATAAAGCCGCTAGTCAATAAAACATACGCGTTAAGCCGCGGCAGTAATGTGTTGCAGTCTAAAGTTGATGGTGGAATGCCCCGATTTAACCTTGACCGCACGCTTGAGCCTGTACCTTTTACGCTAAACTTTGTGATGTCTGAACTTCAGTACAGTATATTTTTAAGCTTCTATGATGGCGCTATTAGACATGGCGGCGACTCATTTAAAATGAATTTAGATAGCGGTACTGGCATTGCAGAGCATCAAGTAAATATAGTGCCAAACACGCTAAAAGCATCTAAACCTGCCGGATGTAATTGGTACGTGGGTTTCACAGCATTGGCCGAAGTTACGCCGTCTCAATTAGAGGCTTGTGACGCACTGTATAATCTTTATCAATGTTATGGAGATCAAAGCGAGGCACTAATACAATCCTTTGAGGATTTTGTCGTGGGGTTTCCAAGTGCCTGAGATTGAAGCCTACAAGCGTAAGTTAGCGTCCAATCCTGAAGGAGTAAGATACTATCGAACTGTTTCGCTTTCGCATTCGCAAATGTCTAAAACCTATAACCTAGTTATGGATTCAGTCGAACTTATTGCTGATGACGAAAACGGGGTTTCTATAGCCTACTCCCCTGCGGCAATGCTTGAGTCAGGCAGTATGCAAACTAACGACCTCGATCAAACAGCGTCCTACACAATTTCAGACGCTTTTAATGTTCTGGATGGGGAGCTTGATCTGATTGATATTGATACAGTTGAGCCTATTATTGTTACATTTAGAGGCTACCACAGCGAATATCTTACTAAGCCAGTCGAGGTTTTAACTTATAACGCTAATTCAGTAGCGCAGGCAAAAGGGTCTTTTACGATTAAAACAGGAGTGCCGGACTTAAACTCAGACCAGACGGGGGAAATATATAACCTTGATGATTTTCCTATGATGAGGTCGTTGTTTTGATCCAATATATCGGTCTACCTTATTCTTTTTCTCGGTTTAATTGCTGGGATTTTGTCGTAATAGTAAGAAAAGATAATGGTCTAAAATGTGATGTTTTTCGACCTAAAAAATTACGTGAAGCATTTAATTTAATAATGGATCACTTGCATGGAGATCACGCTGGGCTTGAGAAAGTAAAATCTTTGCAAAACTACGATATAATTATGTGTGAAAAAGAATTTGGCAAGGATAGTACTTTTCATTGCGGTATATTTTACAACGGACTTGTCTATCATTGCGACAGATCTAAAGGCCAAGTCACTTACGATAACCTAGATGATTTTTCAGAACCTTACAAGAGTGTCACATTTTGGCGATAATACGGTTTTATCAAAAGTACGAATCGAAAATGGTGCCAGAGGTTATAAATTATGACGGCACGGTAATTGGCTGGATTCTTGAAAATATAAAAGACGGTCAGAATTTTAAGGTTTACGCTGGTGAGCTTTGCGAAGAAAACGAGATAAGCCGCGATATTGATAAAATGCAATCCGCTGGCGATGTCAGTGTAATATTAATTTCTGGTGATCCAGTAACTATAATTATAGCGGCTGTTGTGGCTATAGCCGCAACGTTACTTTTAGCTCCAGATATTCCAAATATCCAAACTGATAGTGGCAGGCAGAGTCCGAACAACAGCCTCACAGACCGAAGAAACAAGGCAAGACCAAACCAAAGAATACCGGACATTTGCGGCAAAGTTAAATCTATACCAGATGTCATAGCTTCCGAATACTCTCGCTACGTCAATAATAAAGAAGAAAGGTACGGGTATTACTGTATAGCTAGAAATCAAGTACAAGTTGAAGAAATAAAAGATGGCGATACCCTTCTATCTCAAATAGATGGCGCATCGGCTGGCGTTTACTATCCTAATAAATCGCCTAACAATGCTTCGCCAGACATACAAATTGGCGACCCAATAGATCAAATTGTTTACGGTGTCTATCAATCTGGCGAGGCTATTGGTCAAACAATTCTAGCTCCAAACGAAGAAGACTACACGGTGCTTGGCGAGTTTAACAACACGAGCGTTAAATGCCAAAAGGCGATGATAAATGTTTATTCCCCAAATGGCATGTATGCCCAAAGTGGAGGAAGCCGAACATCAAAATCAGTGAATTATCGAATAACTGTTGTAAAGTTAGATGAAGAAAAAAACCCAGTTGGATCACAATATGTTATAGATGAAACTATAAGCGGTAATAACTCAAATGAAAAAGGGAAAACTACGGAAGTTGATTTCGGTGGAGATTTCTTTTTCAGGGTTTCGGTGCAGCGTACAAGTAACGCAGACTTTTCTGGGCAGTCCGCTGATGAAATTAAGCTAAAGGATATTTTTGGGCTGTACGAGGTGGAGAATGAGTATTTCGGTAACACCACAACTATTCAGACCAAGCGGATAGCTAACGCCCAGAACGCCGCAATTAGAAACCCAGAAATAAACTGTATAGCTACTGAAATGGTCTATAAATACCTAGGCAATGGTGTTTTTGAAGATTCTTTAAGCGCCAATACTCAGGCTATGCAATCACTTATCCGGTTAGCTATTGACCCTTATGTGGGTCGTCGTGATGTTAGCGAGCTAGATATGGATAACTTAATTTCTAATCAATCTTTAGTTGAATCGTATTTTGAGTCAGAAGAAGGAGGCCAGTTTTCTTGTACTTTTGATGATGAAAACACTTCCGCGCAAGAAACGTTTTACACGATAGCGAGCGCTGCATTTTGCCAGATATGGCGAGAGGGTCGCGTTTTGACTTCTTACTTTGAGCGCCCTCAGTCAATCCCTGCTATGGTTTTCACTCATAGATCAAAAGCGCCAAACAGCGAGACGTGGAGCAGGAAAACGTCTCAAGGCAAGCGCAAAGACTCGGTAGAGCTAACCTATACCGACGCAGACACTTACAAAAAAGAAGTGTTGTACTTTCCAGAGGATAGATCGGGCAGGAATCCTAAGAAAGTAGAGGCAAAGGGAGTTAAGGGTAAGTCGCAAGCGACATGGCGATTGATGCGCGAATATAACAAGCTTGTTTACAGTAAAGAGTCGGTCGATTTTTCAGCCACGATAGAGGGTTCTTTAGTTAAACCTATGCAATTGATCAGCGTGGTAAAAGGAACGCGTGTAGGCTCTTACGATGGCGAGATATTGAGCGTTGACGGGCTTACGCTTGAATTGTCGCAAGAAATAGAATTTACAGAAGGTGACGACCATTTTGTTTTGCTTAAAAAGCGTGACGGTACGCTCGAATCAATCCCCGCTATTGATATTGGCGAGCCTAGAAAACTTCAAATAGAATACGCACCGCAAGAAGCCATCTACACCGGAAGCAGCGAGCTAAAAACAGAATTCAGCTTTGGTAATGAGGCGCGATTAAGTGGTCAGCTTGTAATCCCGCTTGAAATAGACGCGAGTGATGGCAAGTATGCTAAAATAAGCGCGATAAACTACAGTGACCGATATTATGATGGCGACCCTATCAGGGTTAATAAAGGTGACTTTAACAACGACTTTAACAACGACTTTGGTGGATAAGATGGCCTGCTCAGATCAAATAGGTACGGAAGATTTAGAAAATGCAAAATTAGACGCAATAACAATAGCAGAGCTTGCCAATTCAAGATTGGGCGGTGAGTCTGGCGGAGCATTAATTGATGGTTCTACAACTCGGTTGGGCGATACATTTTCAACTCTTAGAGGTCAACTGAAAAAGCTGGGCTATGAGGTTCCTATCGCTTACACAACGGGCATAGTTTTTACAGTTGACGACGGTGCAAAAACAGTAGATGAGGGCGGTATAATTTACGCGCCAAGAATTGACGCTTTGCCGCTCACTACAACGGGAACATGGGCGACTGATTCAGACGGCTTTTATGTTGTTCAAAATGCCGCCGGATTGTCAAATTACATAGTGGAAACATACGCACAGCTAGACTCAATACCCTATCAAGCTACGGGCAATGTTATTACCGTTACCGATGAGGATATTGCTGGGGACTGGATTGTCGAAGATGGCGCACATACTGCAAACGTAGGCACTATTCGTGATTTTACTAATGCGGTTGGTAATCAACATTTAAAAAGATTGTATGGTAATTTAGTTTATCCGGAATGGTTCAATGATACAGGATCAGCAGACTATACAACCGCTTTCACTTTAGCTGCCAACTTTGCAGCTGCTAATGGCCATGAGCTTTCTTTTGCTGATGACTACCCAGTAACTACAATTGTGTTAGACGGCCTTAGTGGTTTCTTGTGGTCCGGTCGCGGCTCGCTGGTTGGAGCTGGAACTGGAACTTATGATGCTGTTATAGAATTAAAAAATTGTTCAGGAATGAGGATTGAAGGTGATGTTGCAATAAATGGAAGTTCAAATTCTGGTTATTCTGCAGGGGTTCTTGCGTGGACAGATGGAGTGGCAGCATCAAATTATAACAACTGGAATTTTTCCGCAGTGGTATATGTTAAGCGAGCTTATCAGATTGGCAAACCATCCGAGCCAGATTGGGCATTGTCAGAAAACAGTATATCAGGTGGATATCTTTTCTCGGTTGCTCAGGGTGTAGTATCTTACGGTGCGCAAAATGTAGTAACGATAACTGATTTCCAGAATGCAGTTAATGCTACGGCATGGGGTGGTGTCACTCCGATAAATTTAGCGGCTTATGGTGCCACAATATTAAGCAAGGGCGGCGAGCTTCTACACGCTTTGGATACTGCCGGTCAATTGTGCCTTGTGGAAACAATCGAATCTATCACTTAC